AGTTAACTAGGAAAATAGAAGATTTATTAGATCATTACAAAACATTTGACTATGAGCACCCGGAAGTAAAGTTTCAAATTCAATTGAAAAAGAAACTTGAAGAACTACGTCGTCGAGATCCATTTATATACAGATGAACATTTGGGGAATAAGTGCCAACAGCCATGACGCCGCAGTCAGTGTTTGGCACGATAAACAATTACAATTTGCGGCACACAGCGAACGTTACTCTGGCATTAAAAATGATGGAGACTTATGTGCCGGCATCATAGAAGATGCTGAACAATACGGTAAGCCAGACTTAATCGTTTGGTACGAAAATCCCGACTTAAAAACTGCTAGACAGTATAGTGCCGGTCAAGGTGATAGAACTAAAGAGAATGATGTTAAATCTTATCTTGCAAAATACAATCTAAATCAACCTTTGGTCATTGGTGAACATCACAAAAGTCATGCTGCCGCAGGATATTATACCAGCGGACTAGCAGATGCCACAGTAGTAGTCATTGACAGCATTGGCGAGTTTGAAACACTAACAGTTTGGCAAGGACAAGGCAACGACTTAAAGAAAGTTTACACACAAAGTTATCCAGACAGCGTGGGACTTTGGTTTAGTTCAATGACACAGCGTATTGGATTAAAACCCAACGAAGAAGAATATATTCTAATGGGCATGGCAGCTTATGGCGACGCCAACAAATATAAAGCCGCTATATACGAAGATTTCTTTGCAGTAGTTAACGGTCCGGAAGTTAAGTTCAAACGTAACTTGCATCGTGGCTGTCCTGATTGGCGTTTGGATTTATTGCGTGAACAAGATTCATTTGATATTGCCGCCGCAACTCAACAAGTGTATACTGAAATATTACAAGGTATTAGCAAATGGGCTAGAGTAAACTTGCCTAGTAAGAACATTGTATTAATGGGTGGTTGTGCCCTTAATTGTGTGGCTAACAGTGAGATTACAGGAGACTGGGACAAGGTTTGGATTATGCCAAACCCCGGGGATGCAGGATCGAGTGTTGGTGCAGTGGCCGCTTTCTTTGGCGAACAAGTTAATTGGCCAGGGGCATATCTTGGCACAAACATGGGCAAGGAATACCCAGTTGATGAAACTATTAGCATACTTACAAAAGATAAAATTGTGGGTGTTGCTACAGGACGTGCAGAGTTTGGCCCTAGAGCACTTGGGCATCGAAGCCTACTGGCGGATCCTAGAGGTTCAGAGATCAAAGACACAGTCAACGCAATCAAGCGAAGACAGCAATTCAGACCATTTGCACCAGCAATCCTAGAAGAACATGTGCATGAATATTTTGATATGCCCACAAACATAACCGCTAGCCCATTCATGCAGTTCGTTGCCAAATGTACTAAGCCCGATGAGTTCCCTGCTATTATACATAAAGATGGAACGAGCCGTGTACAAACAGTATCTAAAAATGATAGTCCTGGGTTTAGAAAGTTACTTGAAGATTGGCATGCATTAACTGGTTGTCCAATGTTATTGAATACCAGTTTGAATATTAAAGGACAGCCCATGGTTAACAATATTCAACATGCTCAAGATTTCTATTTAAAGTACAAAGTTCCTGTGGTAACGTGAGTTAAAATATTAAATACTAGTATAATGCTAGATGTTTTTTTCCTCAGTTATAATGAACCATATGCAGATGAAAACTATGCTAAACTTAAAGAGCTAGTACCAAATGCTAGACGAGTCAACGGTGTAAAAGGTTTTGCGGCAGCGCATCAAGAATGTGCTAGACGCAGTTTCACTAATAATTTTTATGTAGTAGACAGTGATGCTGTCATAGTAGAAGGGTTTGATTTTAAATTCGTACCTAGCAAGTATAAAAAATGGTGGGATGATATAGAGAATAATTATATCTGTGTTTGGAGTAGTATAAATCCTATAAATGACTTGATTTATGGTCACGGAGGTGTTAAAATACTACCTAAGCAACCTTTATTGGGACCAGACAAAGATGTCATTGATTTCACAACTGGCTTTGGATTAAGTACAAAAGTATTTGAAGGAGTCAGTAATATTACAGCATTTAACTATGATGAATATAATACATTTAGAAGTGCTTTTAGAGAATGTGCAAAGTTAGCATCTAACTTAACTAACAGAAAAATCTTAGATAAGTTAAAACCCGATGACGCATTCAAGCTTCGAGATGAAGTGGAGTATAGATTAAATATTTGGACAACAGTGGGCAGTGATAGGAAGTTTGGAGAACATTGTATACAGGGAGCCTCGATGGGCAAAAAGTATGGTTTGAAATTTGCTGATAACAGTGATAAATTAAAAATGATTAATGATTACGATTGGATGAAAAATGAGTTTAATAAATTCTTTAGATAATACTCTCTTTGAGAAGAAAAATAAAACAGAAATTTTACAGTTAAAAGAACTACCTGTAGTTTTTCTAAGTTTCGATGAACCTAACGCAGATGAAAACTTTGAATATTTAAAAGCAAATCATCCTAAACCAGACTTGATTCACAGAGTCCACGGAGTTAAAGGTTTCGACGCCGCACACAAAACTGCGGCAACCACAGCAGGAACAAAAAGATTTTTTACAATTGACGCTGACTGTCGGGTAGACAAAGAGATATGGAAAAAGAGTATAGAACTAGTTCCTGAGATTAAACAAGCTACACTGAGTTGGAGCAGTCGGAATATTGTCAACGGATTAGTCTACGGCAACGGCGGTGTTAAATTATGGTATGCAAAACATGTTATTAACATGAGAAGCCATGAAGCCGCAGAAGATGGTGATGATACACATAATGTAGATTTTTGTTGGGACCCTGATCAATATAAACAAATGAATAATACATATGGTGTTGTACATAATAATGCCAGTGCTAAACAGGCATTCAGAGCTGGCTTCCGTGAAGGTATTAAAATGGGCCTGGATCAAGGTAAAAAAGTTCCACTTAAAGATTTTAAACACAAAATGTATCCAGCAAACTTTGCACGTTGGTTGATATGGATGACAGTGGGTCGTGATGTCGAAAATGGCGATTGGGTTATATATGGTGCTCGTTTAGGTGCATATAAATTGTATGTAGAAAACTTTGATCATACTGTAATATCTGACTATGAATGGTTTGATGACTTTTGGCAAGAACAGTTAGAGCTATTGGCTCAGGGTGAATATCTTAATGATCACAGTCATAATTTAATGACAGAATTAGCGACTAAATTAGAATTACCATTAGTTGAATTAGATGCAAATCAAAGTGTATGGTTTAAGCATGTACATATAAGTCCCGGCAAAGGCATAGGGTGGCCGGCATTGTTAAATCAAAGTGCATTACCTATGTATGGTTTCACTTTACCTAAATATTAAAATGATACCTGTTTATTTTTTATATACAAATGAAGCAAATCTTAATGAAAATTGGGAACGACTACAGACTAAATCTAACAATGCAGTAGCCATTGCCGCAGTAGGGAATATATTTGAAAGTCATAAACACATAGCCAGTCTTTGTGAAGGCGATAGGTTTTATGTAGTAGATGCCGATTCGTGGATTGTGGATAGTTTTACCTTTGATAAAAACATAGAACTAACACCAAAGAGTGTGGCTGTATTCCGCAGTAAGAATCCTGTCAATGGATTAATTTACGGGCACGGAGGCATCAAACTATTCAGTAAGGATTGTTTTAGTGCCGAACGATTAGATCGCCCTGACATGACTACTACACTTGCTGATAGTTATATTAAATTAAACATATTGGCCACAGAGCATAGATTTAATTACAATCCGTACAGCACTTGGAGAACAGCATTCCGTGAAGCAGTTAAACTCAGCGCAGGCATTAATAAAAATAATAATGATCAAGAAAGTCAAGAACGATTAACTATGTGGTGTGAAGCCGGCATTGAAACGCAATATGGCTATTTTGCAATACAAGGCGCCCGTGAAGGAGTTGCTTATGCAAAATCTAAAAATGCAGATTTTACATTAGTAAATAATTTTGCATGGTTGGAAGATAAATTTAAAGATTGGTGTGGAATAAATGAATGAAGATAAATTAGTATGGCTATTCGGCCTTGAAAAGTTTTTTAATTATATTAACGACAACGAAAAGAAACGCTTTATAAGAAATATCATTAATTTAAATTACTCTATTGGCGAATCAAAACCTTGGCCATTGAAAGAGCTTATATCATATGACTATCTGTCTTGTCAGGCTCAGGGTAGGGAAGATCGACTAAACTTTTATACCAATATATGTTCACACGATACACTATTTACAAATGAACTAATTGGGGTAATGCATTCAATTTGGCCCGATGATACATTAATAAAAAAACTATTTGAAATCAGTAACGTCACAGATGAATCAGTATTGACAACGGTGTTTAGTAAAAGTCAAGTATTGGGTAAAATTTGGATGGCTGAAGTATTGTCAAAATTTAAACTAAATTTCAACAATATATTACTAATTGGAGGATGGTTAAGTCATCATGATTTATTTCTAAAAGATATTATATACAATCAAATGTATTCTATTGATCCAGACGAGTCTATTAACGGTCTTGCAAAAATAATGAACCCTGGCATCATTATAGAAAATAAAAATATTGAAGAATGTATAGATGCCCGTGGCAATTTTATGTTAGAAGGCTACATGATCGAGTTTGATTTAATTATTAATACAAGTACCGAGCATATGGATAATACTTGGTTCAACAAACTTAAATCAGGAACAACAGTCTTAATTCAATCGAACAGTTCTGGCTTAAGTCCAGAGCATATCAACCCCAGTATTAATTTACCAGACTTTATTAAAAAATATCCGTTGTCTGAATCATTCTTTAGAGGAGACATGTCTTTTCCTAACTATAAACGATTTATGAGCTATGGTATAAAATAATGTATAAAGCAGATACAATTACTACAGTTCATTTAGAAGTTACTGAACGATGTAATGCCAGTTGCCCCCAATGTGCCAGAAACATCAATGGCGGTGAAGTTAATCCACAGTTACATGATGCTGAATTAACCTTAGACGATGTTAAAACAATATTAAAACCTGAGTTCATTAAACAATTAAAACGATTGTATATGTGCGGCAATTATGGTGATCCTATCAGCGCACGTGACACACTAGAAATATTTGAATACATTCGCAATCACAACGCTAAAATGCAACTTAGCTTTCATACAAATGCCAGCGCAAAGACTCCTGAGTGGTGGAGTAAGTTGCCAGCGGCTATGGGCAAAAGTCACTATGTTGTATTCAGTGTAGATGGCTTAGAAGATACTAATCACTTGTATCGACAAGGCACAGTATGGAAAAACATCATGCGTAATGCCGAAGCTTTTATTAAAGCAGGCGGTAGAGCACGTTGGGACTACATCGTATTTGGACACAATGAACATCAAGTTGAAGAAGCTCGAGCATTAGCAGAGTCAATGGGCTTTGAAAAGTTCAATGTTAAAAAGTCTAATAGATTCTTTAGCAATACCAGAGGCGCAGTTAAAGCAGAACATCAAGCAGGCAATCGTAAAGGCAGCGAAACAACATTGCTAAGTATGCCCAAGAATCCTGAATATCATAATGCCGCATTAAAACAATTAGAAACTTTAAGCAAAGACAAAGGCGAAGTTAAAATTGATTTTGTATCTACTGTAGCAGAATTAGAAGGCAAAATCGGCAATCAAAAATTTAATCTAGATCCTGCTAATAAAAAAGACATGGAAAAGTATTGGGACTCGGTTGAAGTTAAATGTAAAGTTGCAGAAGAAAAAAGCATTTATATCACAGCAGAAGGATACTTACAGCCATGTTGCTGGACAGCAGGACAAATGTATGTTTGGTATTGGAAGCAACGTGGCGGACAGATATGGGACGCTATAGATGCCGCAGGATTAGAAACATTAGATCTACGTGTACATGACTTAAATGATGTTATTAATGGTAAGTTTATACAAGATGTAATTCCAGAATCATGGAATAAACCTAGTTGTGCTGAAGGCAAGTTGGCTGTCTGTGCCAAGACATGCGGCAATAAATACGATGCCTTTAAGGAACAATTCAAATGAATCCAATTAAAATATATAACAACAATAATAGATTTGTAGTAGATTGGACTCTAAATACATTATGTACATATCAATGTAGTTATTGTCCTGATCATTTACATAACGGCATAAATTTTTTAAAAAATAAAACAGATGATCCTGAAATAATTTATAATTTTTTAGTCAAACTGCGAGAAGAGTTAATGGGGAGGAGTGTTCATATATTCATCAATGGCGGCGAACCGACTATTAGTCCTAGTTTAGAAACCATTATTGATTTTTGTAATGATACTGGTTGGTGTCTATATGTTAATACTAACTGTAGCAGAAGTATCGATTGGTGGAGAGAATATGCTCCGAAAATATATAAGGTCACAGTTAGTTATCACCCCGAAAGTGCCGACGAAGAGATATTTGAAAAAATATCATTGATTGGCAGCGTTACTAATGTAGGAGTATTTACATTAATGTATCCCGTCTCTCCTTTCTGGGAAAAATCTGTGTCAGCATTTGAACGTCTAAGAGAATTTCAAAATATCAGATTAGAGCCCAGTAGAGTATTTAAACGTGAAAAACGAGAAACAGAATCTATCAGCTATGAATATTCTGAAGAACAAATTCAATGGCTAAAAGATCACAGTAATCTAAATATAGGACACTCTGTTATCGGTAAAATTCCACCACCATATAATTCGTTTGGTTCCACTTGGGTCGAAGACGCCGCTGGATATTCTACAAAATTCGATGAAGTAGAAACTGTAAACAATAGAAAAAATAAATTCACCGGATGGAAATGTAACATGGGCATGGATTATATTCATATAACCGATTCTGGACACATTTATCCAGCAGTTTGCACAGTTAAACCAGGTAGGATTTTTGAAGGGGATATTTTTAATTTTAAAGGATTAAGACGCTTACCTTCTACTTGCATAGAAGAATGGTGTATGTGTACTAATGATGTATTAATCACTAAGTATAAAATATGAAAAATATCTACTTAACGACTTCTACTAAATTGCAATTTGAACTAAGTTCAATGTGTAATGCTCTTTGTTTGGGTTGTGTTAGAACTGACAGTAATTCATTTAACGAAAAGAAATACGTAATTCCTGATAAACAATATATAGAATTTGAAACTTTTAAAAAAATACTGCAAGCACCAGAATTTGCCACAGTTGAAGAATTAGAATTTTGTGGTACAATAGACGATCCATTAATGCATCCAGAATTCTTAGAATTTCTAGACTTTGCTAGCACAGTTAAAAAATATAATATTATAATTCATACTAACGCAAGCCTACGTAGTAAATCGTACTGGAAAAAATTAGCAGAAGTTTTACTAAAAAATGATAGGCATGTAGTTAAGTTTAGTATAGACGGCATGGAAGATACTAATCACATATATAGACAAAATACAACATGGTCGAAGATTATGGAAAATGCTCAAGCGTTCATTAATGCAGGTGGCAACGGTGGTTGGCAATTCTTAATATTTCCATGGAATGAACATCAATTAATGGATGCCAAAGCACTAAGCGTCAAAATGGGATTTAATGAGTTTATGAGTAGGCACGACAGGAGTGTTGCAACGAGTTTAGGTCTACAGCAAATTCAAAAAATTAAAATAACAAATGTAGAACGCAAAACAGGTAAAAGCTCAATTGAAAGCACAAATCGAGCATTACACGACTCGGTAAATAATAGTATAGAATGTAACAATCAAAATAAAAAAATGTATTTTATAAGTTTTGATAGTAAGCTATGGCCTTGTTGTTTTTTGCATAACGGATTTATGAATATGGATAGAGGTCGAGCAGAAATACTTAAACAACGATTATATGATGTTTATAAAGACGATACATGGAACGATATTAGATTACATGGCATAGAAGAAATATTAAGCCATGAATTTTATACTAATGATTTAGTTGAAAGCTGGGATTCTACAATTCATGGAATTAATAAAACTGATAGAATTCATAGGTGTACAGAAGTTTGTAATGTCAAGAAATTAGAAGTTTTACCAATAGGACAATATACAGTAATATGATAGATTTTAAAGTTTTACACGTCGGATTGACAAATCGTTGCAGGCTACTTTGTCCAGAATGCACAAGAACATCAAAAAATAACAAATATATTCATTCGATGTTTGATATTGATATTAAACACTTTAAAAAATTTCTAGTAGATTGTAGACCATGGGAGGTATTATTTTGCGGCAACTGGGGCGATCCGATTTATGCAGAAGATTTTCTTGGTCTTGTACGTGAAATAAAATCTACATACTCTCTTGCTAGAATAATTGTACATACAAATGGCACCGGCAAATCAACAAAGTGGTGGGAAGAATTTGCATCCTTATTAGGAAAAAATGACATTGTATTTTTTAGCATTGACGGGACTCCAGAGAATTATACAAAATATAGAATTAATTCTAAATGGGATGATGTAGAAAATGCTATTAAGACATGTGTAGAAACATCTGCTAAATTAGATAAGAAAACAGAATTCTTTTGGAAACACCTTGTATTTTCTTACAATGAAAATACGATAATGGAATCATATAAAAAAAGTAAAGAGTTAGGCATTGGATTTCAGCTACAACATAGTATGGTATTCGGCAATGCAGCCCTTACAGAAACAGGTGGCGGAACATGGTTAAGACCTAGCCGGCCTTTCAGTGAAATAGAAGCAGAATTTAATGAACAAAAAAATAATACCTTATTGTAAACAATACCCCGGTGCATTCATAGAATTTACCGGCTTAGTTGCCCCTTGCTGTTGGTTCATCTCAACTAAAAAATCGCATGATTATGCTGAAGAATATTTTGGAGAAGACTATAATCGATTGTTTATTACTAATAGTAAAGAAGATATCATCAACGTTTATAAAAGAGTAGAAGACAGTTGGGAAACAGATACTCCATTTAGAACATGTTTAGAAATTTGCGGAGAAGATGTAACTAATCATCCACTTAAACGTAAAATTCAAGAACAAAATCCTCATACTCGAGGATAATTCTGTAGAATATTCATGTTAAATACTAACATGACAACTCCAAGTAAAACATTTTGTATCCTACCATGGGTACATCTAAGTACACGACCTAACGGACATATGCGTGTATGCTGTACTGCTAATGCTAGTTCAGTGGGTCCAACCAATGACAAAGAACACGGAGGAGAAGTCGGCATTCTTAAAAATGCCGACGGTAAACCTGCCAATCTTAATCACACAGACTTTTTAAGTAGTTGGAATAATGACTACATGAAGAATACTAGACTTAAAATGCTGGCAGGTGAAGAGCCGCCTAGTTGTACTAAGTGCTATAAAGAAGAACGTGAAGGACATAAATCCAAACGCGAATGGGAAACAAAATATTGGAGCGAACGTGTTGATCTAGATAAACTACTATCTGATACACAAGAAGATGGCAGCGTTCCTCCACATATTGCTTATATCGACATGCGCTTTGGCACTAAATGTAATTTAGCCTGTGTTATGTGTAGCCCGCACGATAGCAGTTTATGGGTTCCCGAGTGGCAACAAATGTATCCTAAAGTACAAAATGCAACACTTAAAGATAGTATGCAATGGGGTAATAAAGGCAAAGAGAATGGTGCTAGTTATAACTGGCATAAAAACAATCCTCAGTTTTGGGAACAGTTATGGGAACAGATCCCTAACATGAAGCAGTTATACTTTGCAGGTGGCGAACCTCTTATTATCGAAGAACATTATGCCATTCTGGAAGAATGTATCAAGCGTGGTTATGCCAAGGACATGGAAATTCGTTATAACAGTAACGGTGTCGAATGGCGTGAAGACTTGTTTGAATTATGGAGTCACTTTAAATTAGTTCGTTATCATTATAGTGTTGATGCCATTGAAGATAGAAATGATTATATTCGTTACCCGAGTAAATGGGAACGAAACCTAGAAGCGTTTAAGCAGTTAGATAACGAAACAGGAAAAAATGTAGAGATTTCAATCGCTTGTGCTGTGCAAGCATTGAACATTTATTATATTCCAGAGTTTCTAAAATGGAAACTACAACACGGATTTAAGAAGATTAACATGTGGCCATTTGGTGCTGGTGGTGTTAACTATCACTTTGTTTACCATCCGCCACATTTAAATGTTAAAATATTGCCAGCATGGTTTAAAGACGAAATTGAACGCAAATATGAAGAGTTTATCCCATGGTGGAAAGCAAATTGGCAACTAGGCGTACCAAAATGGCACGAAGGTCGAGTCACAGAAGAACAATGGCTTAATGCTGATTATGGAATTAGCAGACTGCGTGGTATGGTTAAGTTTGCTAAAAGCGAAGACTGGAGTAATCGTTTACCTGAGATGAAAGAATACTTAGAGTTATTAGACAAGCAACGTGGTACTGATTTTTATACCACATTTCCTGAAATGAAAGATATTTTTAAAGATGTTTGAAGGTAAAACATTAATAGGAGTAGGTTGTAGCCATGTTCTTGGAGAACTAATGGGCGATTACGATCCAATAACTTGCCATGAGAGAAGCTGGGTTAAGAAATTAGAACGTCTCGGCAATTTTAAAAATAGTATCAATTTGGCTGAACCTGGAAGTAGCAACAAACGTTCATATCGAATAATAATAGATTATTTAAAAAAATATAATGAATCTACTAGCAATTTAGTTGTAATAATTTCTCTTACTCAGTTATCTAGATATGAATTTTGTTATACAGAGCTGCCACCACACGGTGAGACTAATTTTTTAAATATAGGAAGTTGGATGATATCTAATAATGATATTTCTAATCGAGAAGAATGGATAAAAAGAAATCCTAAACGTATGGTAGAATTTATAGAAACGTATTATACTAATTTTCACAATGATGTTAATGATATATCAGAGATTAATAACAATACATTAATGCTACATACTTTATTGCAGGCACTTAATGTAGAGCATTATTTCTTTGAAATGATTTGTCCTCCAGGAACAATTACACAAGAACAACTTGGTTTACATATTCCAATGATAAACTTTAAAAATAATTTAGGTTATAAAATTAATGCAAAAGATTACTTGTGGGAAAAAGGTCAAAAGCCGGAAAAATGTATGCATTGGGATCATGCCGGCAATGAGTTTTTAGCAGATTACATGTTAAAACATATAAAGGAATATTATCATGGTTGATTTAGAATATGTCCCGGGAGATAACTTAGTTAAAGAGTTTATTCCCGTTGATCCTATAGAGCATCCAAAGTGGATGAGCACCTGGAGTGACAGTAGCTATGCAGTTGACAATGTATTTGATGAAGAAGATCTAATTTGGTTAGAAGATTTAATGCATCGCAAACATCGAAGTCGCAGAGTTAAACGCAACGGAACATTACACTTCAATGTAGACAATAAACGTATACAAAATAAATTCTTTGATAAACTAAAATCAGTTATTCCTGAAATAACCAACGAAACAATATGGGAAGGTAATTTCTTAATTACAGCTACACCTTATAATTTACATATTGACACTGGCAATCCTAATACACTAAAAGATAGTGATAGTGTTCCTGGAAAACAATTTATTATTCCGTTATGGGTATGCGATAAAAACAAAAGCGAAAGTATGGAATTGGACTGCGGAACTGCTATTTTTAAAAACAGATTCCTAATGTACGGAACAAATTTTGCCAAAGGTGACCCTAAGTATGATACAAATGTATTCTATACGGTGCGTAAGTACGATGATTTAGTATGCTATCATAGAGATGGAAGTATATGGGAAGTTGATTGGAACAAACAAACAATCAGCGATGAAATATACAACAGATATTTTAGACATTTTAATAAAAAATGGTTGGAAGGTTTTGAACTAGAAGGCATTTATAATTGGAAACGTGGCGGCATTATTGTCTTTGATCGTTGTCAAGCACATGCAGGTGTTAATTTCCCAGCCAGTGGCGTAACCATGAAGTGCGGGTTGAGTATGATGACTACTATTGCAAAATGATATCCAAAGATAGTATTAGAATAGTCCACGTTGAAGCCAGCAGTCGTTGTAATAGTCAATGTCCTATGTGTAGTAGATACACCGGACTTGGATTTGTGCAGCCAGATTTAATTGAAGGCGACTTGACAGCAGATATCTTTTACAAGTTGTTCACTAAAGACTTTACCAGTCAACTAGAACATGTATACTTTAGTGGAGTATATGGAGACCCTTGTTTGAATAAACTATTACCAGAGTTTGTCAATTACTTAATGGACAACGGATGTCGAAGTATTAGCATAGACACTAATGGCGGCTATCGTAGTGAAGATTGGTGGGCAAGTTTTGCTCGCCCTAATGTATTAGTTAACTTTGCCTTAGATGGTACCGATAATGAAACTCTTGACAAGTATCGAATAGGAGTCAAATATGATAAAGTTTTTGCTAATGTACGAGCATTTATGGCAGCAGGTGGAGTTGCACAATGGAACTTTATCGTATTTAAACATAATGAGCATCAAGTAGAAACAGCTAGACAATTAGCCAAAGAACTTGGAATGAAATTTAGACTTAAGGTAACTCAAAAATTTAGGGGTAAAAAAGACTTTAAAGTTATGGTAGAAGGCGAACATGTTTTTACATTAGAGCCACCCAACGACGACCAATATAGACACAACAATGTAGGAAACGTTGAGCATATACCCATTGCGGTTTTTAAATTCGAGTTAAAGAACTATTCAAAATTAAATGAAAATAAAATCACTTGTAAAAGCCTAGAACGTAACGAAGTATATTTGGCTGCAAATGGGATGTTAGCACCTTGTTGCTATATAGGAACGCACACACACGATAGTCCGGGTAGTTGGCAGTTTAAAGAAATGTACGATGTTAATGATTTTGATTTGAATATACATTCAGTTGACAACGTGTTAAATAAGCAGTATAATATAAGTTCAAAATGGAATGATACAATAGAAAATGGCAATTTAATTACTTGCTTACATACATGCGGAAGTCAAGAAAACAGGACTCTGTATGTTAATGACACGTTGAATAAAGAAAACATATTAAAACAATGACTAAGGATAGCAAAACATTTTGTATAATGCCGTTTATACATCAAAATATTAAACACGAAGGCAAAGTAGGTGCATGTTGGCGTTATCCTGATCGCATCGGCGATTATCGTAGTCAAACATTAACTGAAATCTGGAACAGCAACGAAACAAAAGAATTACGTCGCGCAGTATTAAACGATGAACGTCCTACAGGATGTCGTAGTTGCTGGGACTTTGAGGACAGCGGGGTGGCTAGTACAAGACAAACTTGTAATGAAACATATAAAGATAGTTATAACATTGACTTTGACGAAGTTATTAGTAAAGTCAACAAAGAAGATTATTCAATGCCTTACGAACCTCAGAGCATAGAAATTCGCTTTGACAATACTTGTAATCTACGTTGTAGACATTGTAGTCCCACTTACAGTAGTCAATGGGAAGTATTGGCATTTAAAGATCCTGAAGTAAAAACTTTTTTTACAAAATGGGGAGCAGGCCGTTTAGAAAAGAAACATATCAGTTTGCCAGAACGTAGTTTTGAAGAGTTTAAAAATGCTATCCCGCACTTACGTGAAGTATTAATTGCAGGCGGAGAACCATTACAACAAAAACGTCACTGGGAAATGATTGATGCCATGGCAGGCTACGAACATAATATAACATTAAGTTATAACAGCAATTTAGTAGCACTGGGTTTGGGCTATTATAATGTATTAGATCATTGGCCTAAGTTTAAAAAGATTATTCTACGTGTAAGCATTGATGGCGATGATAGCACATTTAGTTATTTTAGAACTAATGGAGACATTCAAAAAGTTATCGCTAATGTGCAAAAATTACATGAGCTAAAGAATGTCGAAATGAGTTTGACTACTACTGTCAGCGTTTACAATATTAGTAGATTAGTTGACATTGTTAAATTTGTAAATGCTGGAGGGGGATTGTTTCATACTAGTATGGTGCAATATCCCAGAGCAATCAATCCTAAGGTGTTGCCCAAAGACATTAAAGAAAAGATTACTAAAGACTGGACAGAGTTTAAGTTAACATTAGAAGATCCAGAGTTATGGACACATAATCAGTGGACCAATGATAAACGTAAACAACAACAAAAGAAACGTATAGTTCGTTATGGCGATCATGCTGTTGATTACATGAATGCCGAAGACTATTCGTCAGAACTCAGCGAAACTGCTGAGTATATTAACTTTATGGACAAACAAAATGCAACAAGTTTTGCAGAAGTCTATCCCGAGTTAGCTAGCATCCTTTAAAAAGTTTTCAACTTTACTATAAAGTTCAGGCAATGACTCTTTACAAGAGTTGTTTCTAATTTTATCTATTTCAGTAACGTATTGCATCAAGTCCTTAGCATCGGATTTATTTCCTTTAGCACGTTTGATAAACTGTATTAGTTTACCTACATTTGCTTTGATACCTTCTGGAATTTCTGGCAAGTCGGGATGAACAGTTGTAAAATTAATTTGATAATCCTCGCACCAGTTTAATACATTGTTGTAATATGTGCTTGGCAAAATTCCCATATTAACGTAGTGCGGATCAAATGCAGGCTGGAGTTTAAAAAAGCCGTCCGATGTATCTGCTTCTTTTACTTCGCCATAAAGCATATTAGTATAAATTATTTCATTACCGGAGTCTTTGTATTTGTCTACCCACCACGTTATTAATTTAGGCAGTTCTAATACGTTAAGAACACTTAAAGTGGTAGACATGATAACATTAATGTTAGAGTTAGTAGCACCTTGTTTAAGCCAAAAGTCAATAGCATTGCTCACAGTTTGTTTTGTATCGCCAAACCATTTACTACCATAGCGTATATAATCGTTGGCAGCACCGTAGGCATCTATACTAAGATTCAATTGTATATTTTTAAATTTAATTAGATTTTCTAGCAGTTTAGGGCTAGGAATATAACTACAATTGGTATAAATCTCTAAGCTAACATTTTCAGGATGTCCTTGCTCGCATACTAGGTCAATGAATTTAGTAAACTCTGGATTAATCATCGGTTCTCCGCCAGTAAACTTAATTAACTTTAATGTTTTAAGTGTTTGTTTGTCGGGCGCAAATTTAACGTTATCTAACTTAGGAAATAGCCAACGTTTTACTTTTTCGTCAACTACTTTATTAAGTTTAACTTCGTCGTCGTGCCAAGTAGTACTCAATGTACTATTACAAGTTAAACAAGCAAGATTACAATAGTTACCAAATCCTATTTCTAAAAAGTCAATTCTTGGTTTTTCATATGACGGTTTCTTATGTAAATAACCTCCGTTATATAATACACTAGAACCCAATCGCATTGATGTTGCAACTTCGCCTTCATTTTGTTCTTCTTTGTAACATTTATGACAGCCTGATATAGGCAAGTTTTCTATTGTATTATTTCTTGCCTCATCCCAATACTCTCCAAAAAATGACTGTTCCATCGTAGTTGTTTGTATGGGTGCTTCTTCCCTAATAGGAAATAATTTAACTAAATCTGTGTTTGTTTTTGCCGCTTCTGGACTCAGTACATCAAATTCTTTACGCTCTTTGAGTATATCAAATCTACAGCAAAGTTTGGCTTGCCCGTTTGGTTTGTATTGAATATGCATCCATGGTAATATACAGAAAGCAGGATTTAATTTTGCATATAACTTGCCTGCATAATCCTCATAGGGTTTATTATTATTGTCTGCTAGTTGTATTAGTGTCGGATGCCCTTTAAACTTTTTCATCCATAGCAAGTGCAAGATATTGTTTATTGATTCTAAATAAGTTTCTTTATCATAATCATTTGGATTAAAATCTAATTTTAAAAATTGTCTACTAGAAACTTTATCTAGTTTTGATAAATTTAAAAGGAAAGTTAAAAACTTTTTATTATCATTAATTACATCTATTTCTAAGTAAGTAAACTTTTGTTTTTTAAAATATTCCCAAGCGTCTATAAATTGATACTCACTGTCTTTTTTAAAAGAAACTACCTTGATTTTATTAATTAGTTTATCAGTAATTTCATCTATGCTATCTATACCGTTCCAGTTTAATAGTTCTTGAAATTTATGAATATTAGTAATATTTTTATCGTAGACAATAAATTCAAATTCTTTATTAGTGTCTCTGGCATCAATGTCATATCTATGTGTTCTTAAGAAAAAAGAAAATAGACTATCTGCAGTACCGATAAATCTTTCAAACGTATCACTGACTAGTCCTCTCCTAGTTTCTACGATTTCTTGAGTTATTATTTTATATTGTTTCATACTACATCAGTTGCTAGATGAGTTAAAAACTCATTAAATTCTTGTAAGAGTTGAAGATCAGTTCCTGGATCTTTATAGTCAACTATACCTTGACAGTTATTCTTTTGTAAATGTTTTGCCACAGAACCTAGTTGATTTCTAAGTGTTTTATATCCATAGGCAATAACATTACTTCTCCAACCTGCAATATCGCTTAAACATAGATAGACATTACTATCTTTAATTTGTTTAGTAACCATCCAAGGCTCTGCCAAAATATCTGCATGAATGAATACATGTTTGAGTTTCTTAAACTCTAACCAAGTCTGTTCTAATTCTTCTTCACTGTTAAAGTTTTTAAGTATGTCTAAATATGCATCATCGAAAGTATTCATAGAACTCATATGAAAGCAATTAGGATGTTTAAATTTTTCTTGATAATGTAATTTAATAGAATCTAAGAGTATAGTAAAATGACTTCTAGTGCCATCCCATTCTTCGACTATTTGTTTTCTGATGTCCACACATCCTTTGATAATATCAAAATGCACTACTTGTTTAATAGCAACATCTTTTGGTTTTTTAGAATAGATAATAACATCTTTAAAGCCACTACATGGCAGCATTAATGTATCAACAGCACCCATGTTATTGTAAAATACATCTGTGAATCTCTCTACAATGTAATCTTCTGTATTACGAATAAAGCATCCCCAAGTAATAGTATCAATTCTAATAGGAGTTTTAGCAGGCATTACAGTTTGTAATACTTTAAGATATTGGTCAGATAATTTTGGCATCATATATAAGCTATGCCAAAAATCATTAAACATCTTTGGATTATTTTCCGGATACATGTACGTTTGACTTTGTCTAATTTCGTTGCTTAGATTGTAAACAGACATATTGTTTTTCAATGATACGTCAATAATATTCCAACCTTTTTTAACAGGAGTATTAGATAAGGTTGTATTTGGATTAATTACTAATGGAGTGTAATTGTCGTGTATATTTTCTGTGCCTCTATTGGGAACAATATGTTCTATAGGAGTTAACTGCTGTTGTCCCCAATCTGGACAGTCAAGCTCTCTCCACTTCTTTAAATTAACAATAGCAGTAATAGGAAACAAGTAAAAACTACCCTTCCATTTATCTGCTTCCGGGTCATTAAACATTTTTCTGTTTTCGTATTGATCCATAATTTGACCCGATACTAACCAATTACCGTTTGTTTTTTCATTTAAGTCATTTACATGTTTGATACATGCTTCGTGATAATAGTATATGTTTGGTATAGTTCCTTCCCAAGTTAGGATAAGATAGTCATAGTTATTATGACTTTCGGCAGTTTCCTTAATTGCATCATCTTCGGTTTCGGCAATAGTAACTAATGAAGGAAGTTTAACAATGTCTATATAAATATTTCTTTTATGAAATATCTTTAAACTTTGTCTAATATCTTCATTTAAACCTATGTTGCTTTTGTCGTATATCAACGCATTAGAAATGCGGGTATTATTCATAAATTTTCTTCCAAGTTTGGTAATTATTATTAATTCTATTAGACCAGCTATCTCCTGCCCAGCCATGTGCTATAATATGATATCGGTCTTCGTTGCTGTGATTGTACACACAGTGAACATTATATAAATTTAGTTTAATTGCTCGTCCTTGTTCCCATGGCAAGTAACCAATGTTATCCATATAGAAATGACAATCTTTGGGATGATTAATAGCAACATTAATAGGCCCGATATGATTTTCATCCTGTGTTAAACTATCTTTGTGCGGAACAATCCATCCGCCCGGTTCCAATTTCATAATACGTATTCTAAAGTATTTTTTGTAATCAAATTGATCTTTAAAGAATTCTCGAATAGTCGGACACCAATCTGCTACGTCGGTCCAACGCCAAGGGGCGTCTACATCAGTATAACCATATGTATGACTACTTTCTGTGTGTACACTACTAAGACCGTGTATGCATAAACTACTCCAGCCGGCATGTAGTTCATGACTTCTATGTTGAACATAATGCTTTTGTAAACGTTTGGCTTCAAATAACATTTGTTCCCAATCTGCAGAGTCTTTCCAGTCGTCTATTGGTAAAAACGGAATGTCACTGGACATGTTAACGTCTCTGCCTGAGGTTAATTCTTGCGGGTATTTTACTTTGGCAGGATAGTTATTTCTTTCGGCAAATAATTTTGGGTCTTCTCCGCTTACACCATATTCGTTTACTAAATCGTCTGCCATGTTTTCTCCGGTTATTGTCTATAAATATTTATCTGCGTATATAATAATTTAAGGAGAGAAAATGTCCACAGTAAACGAATTAATTAAATCTAGGTTTACAACTAGATTAATGACTGATGAAATCAGCGAAGATGATGTTCAAACTATTTTAGATAGTGCTCGTCGTGCTCCAAGTAAAAACAAAATTTATGGTTATAAAGTGTTTGCACTAACAGACTCTGCTGTAGGTAAGCGTCTTAAAAAAGAATTGTGTGATAATATCACAACCTGTGAAGATGAAGACGGTAAAGATATATATCTATTACAAACCAAAGCACCGTTGGTATTACTTTATGTAACAAATCCAGCACCCGAACATCAAATGGTTGACCTAATCGAAAATGATGGAACTGAAGTATATGACAAAGTCTACAGTGAAGTTAAAAGCCCAGTATCTAAATATGTTATGGTCAAAGGTGCAGTTCGTGATGCTATGATTAGTGCCACATATGCACAATTAACAGCAGAAGACCTAGGTTATGGCACAGCATTTGTTGCCTGCGGCATGGAAGATGTACTATCTAATAAACAATTTGTTAGATTGCTGGCAAAAGAATTTGGCGATGATTTTGCATCACAGCCTATTGAAGCAGTAGTTGCAATTTGCATTGGTCCAAAAGATAAAAAGATTGTAGATCTTTATGCAGGTAAAGAAGTTTCTAATAAAGAAGAATATCTAGACGGTGAGACACATTTCAAACGTGGCGGTCGCGAAGAAAGTTTCTTCATTAATCAAAAGCAAGAAACTATGATAGTTAGTGTATGATCAATGAAACTTACTGTTCTAAAAGCTGGACAGATATTAATATCAATTTTGAATTAAGATCAGTAAGCCATTGCTGTAAGGCTATTCCGCATCAGTTTCCTGATAAGCTAACAGAAGATTTTATTAGTAGAAATGAGTTTATAACAGATAGAAGAATTATAAGTTTAAAAAATATTGCTCATACTGATTGCAACAACTGTTGGAATGACTATGATAAAGGCAATAGTGCCTTCCGTGAATGGGCTAATAAATGGGATTCTTCATTTATTAAAAATAAAGACCTAACGGACGATAAACATGTTAATTATATAGAAATTAGACCAGATAGAACCTGCGATATGAGTTGTATATATTGTTGGTCTGGAAGTAGCAGTAAAATTGCACAAGAAGAAGGTATTACAATAAATGATAATACCAACGAAGATGACTATATAGTTTTTAAATCATGGATTAAGAATCATTTAGAACGTGATGATTTAGAACAAAAAGAAATAATCTTTATTTTCTTAGGCGGTGAACCAACCGCCAGTGAACGTTTCTATGACTTGGTAGATTACATAGAAACAGTATCAAATAATAAAAATGTTCGTTTAGAGATTTGTACTAATGCTAATAGTAAACAGTTTTTAATGGATAAGATTATTGATAAGATGTCAAAAAGTAAACTCAAATGGGGAATAGGTATTAGCAACGAAAGCTACGGAGAAGATGCAGAACTTATCAGATACGGCCTGGATTGGAATAGATTCAAGGAAAACTTTGTTCGTTATATACAGCACCCTAAAACAGAATTAATTGTATTGAGTCCTACAGTTAACATTTTTAATTTAAAAAGTTTTCCCGAATATATATCATGGGTCTATGAACAATTCAAAACTCATGCGCCTAATAAAGAATTTACATGGTATGGAAACTTTATAAGTTGGCCCAATGAATTAGACATTGCAAACCTTCCGATATATTATCTTAAATACATAGAGCAAGCTAAAAGAGTTGTATTAGACAATATAGAAGATTCTAATCATATATACACAGAAAATTTTATTACTTTCTTAGACAATATGATACTTAGAATAGGAACAGCATACGATGATAACTATAAACAACAAGCACAAGAGTACTTAGAAAAAAAGCAAGTGACTAAAAGAACAACCAAATTAATTAAACTAATGGATAACTTAGACTTATGATAGACCTTGACACTATGCCCTTAAGAATGCTACAATTAGAAGCCGCTAGAATTATTAGTAGCATGGAAGCAACTAATGATAACATATATAAGTTTAACAAAGAAAGCAGACACGATAGTACAGGTTGGTACAAGGCTGCTATTACTTGGTATGTTAAAGAATATGGTGGCATGCCTAGCGAAGTAGGACCGGGTAAAGAAATAAAATTTATATACGAACAAAATGAGTGATTTAAAAACAAGCGAATATGACTTTACTAAGATTCCTTTTAGCAACTTAGTTAGAGTAGGCCAACGAACAATGCTATACCGCGATATGTTTACTGTATCATGGCTACTAGGACGCTACTGTAACTATCGTTGCTCCTATTGCTGGCCATATGCTCGCAGTGATACAAAGGATCACCGTCCTACACCATTAATGTTACATACTGTAGATGAGATTAAACGTCAAGCTAGAGAAAATGGATTTAACAGTTTCCACTTTAGTCTAAGTGGCGGCGAACCTACATTCCATCCTGCTTACATTGATATTTTAAATCATTTAAACAATGATGCTGCCAATACAAACTATACCAGTGTACACATGACTAGTAATATGAGTCGCCCTATGAAATGGTTTGAAGAACAATATGTGCCAGCAGTTAAGAACTTTCATCGTGCTAGTATCACAGCCAGCTGTCATCGTGAACATGTCGACACTGATAAGAAGGTAGAAGAGTTTGCTGACAAGTTAGTACTATGTCAAGAGTATGACACACAAATAACTATCAACATGGTTATGGTTCCGGAACAGTTTAATGAGATATATGATTTAAGTTTGTACTTTCATAATAGAGGTATTAACGTTACAATCAAGCCACAATGCG